CTATAATCGAACCAAACGCTATGCAGGTAAACGAAGATGAGTAAATTATTCAAGAGTAAGAAACCACCAGCACCTGAACCTGAACCCGTTGCACCAATCCCTGATGAGGAACTGGATCAAGTCGCGCAGGAACGCGACTACCAGCGTCGTTACGGGGGTAGGGGTCGAGTCGGTACCGTGCTATCGGCAGGTGGTAAACTTGGTGGTATGGGTCGGCGCACAGCGACTGCGGGGGGTGGTGGTGGATCATCATCAAGAGGTAAACCAAGCCCTGCCGCCGTGAGAAATATCCAAAACCTAACGGCAGGGATTTACCGGTGAGTAAAATATTCGACCGTGAAAAGCCGCCAACACCTAAACAGGTTGCTTCAGCGCCTGATGAGGAAGTGGGGCGACTTAATAAAAGACGCAATCCTCAGCGTCGTTATGGCAATACAGGTCAATCTGGCACCGTGTTGTCGGGAGATAATATTCTAGGATGAAGCTTTCCGTTGACCAGTTATGCAAACTAGCCGACCGTCAGTTTGTTTTGCAGGCACCGATGAAACGCCTGTGGCAAATATTGGGCGATCACTTCTACCCTGAACGAGCAGATTTCACTATTACTCGCAATGTGGGCCAAGAGTTTGCTGACAACCTGATGGATTCTTATCCTTTGCTTATCCGGCGCGATCTAGGTAATTCGTTATCTGCCATGTTGCGTGAGGGTGATTGGTTTAAAATGGGGGTGGCTGACAGAGAACCTGATTATGCAGGTGTTGAATGGTTGCAGAAAAGCAACAAGACACTACGCAAAATTATGTACCACCGGACTGCTGGATTTGTGAGGGCAGCGAAAGAAGGCGACCACGACTTCGTGACATTTGGGCAGTGTGTGAAATCAGTTGAGGTTAATCGATTGCATAATGGGTTGTTATTCCGCTGCTGGCATTTGCGCGACTGCGCCTGGTTTGAAGATGAGAACAGTCAAGTATGCGGTGTGGTACGACAGGCCAAGATGTCTCGACGTGATCTGATTAGTTATTTCGGTGAAGATAGAATTCATGCCAACATCAAACAAAACGCGCACAAAGAACCCTTCGTTGAGCAAAATATATTACACATGGTTATCCCTTCTGAAATGTTGGGTGACGATGAGATTCAGTCTCAATTTCCTTACGTGTCAATTTGGATTGACAAACAGAACAAGGTCGTCATTGAAGAACAGGGCATGATGCACAAGGTGTATGTGGTTCCCAGGTTCCAAACTATTGCCGGTAGTGCGTATGCATATTCCCCCGCAACAACGGTCGGCCTGTCAGACGCACGGACATTACAGGCCATGACCCACACTTTGATGGAGGCCGCAGAACGCTATTCTCGACCACCCATTGTTGCTACGCAAAAGGTTGTTAGATCGGACGTTGATCTTGGTCCTGATGGAATCACCTGGGTGGACGATGCATATGATGAGCGACTTGGTGCGTCACTACGCACTATCGCCCAGGATCGGGGTGGTTACCCAATTGGTCAGATCGAACGAGAGCGTATCAATGAAACACTGCAAAGTGCTTTCTACTTAAATAAATTAACACTGCCGGAAGTCGGGCATGAAATGACAGCCTACGAAGTCAGTGAGCGTATGAAACAGTTTCGACGCGAGAACCTACCCCTGTTCGCACCTATTGAAGCAGAAGACAATGGTCAGACCTGTGAACTGGCATTTGAAGTGGCAATGGGAAATAATATGTTAGGGTCCAGGTACGACATTCCACCGTCATTGCGCGGAGCTAATGTTGAGTTCAAATTTGAATCACCACTGAGTGCCAGTGAGAACGAAGAAATTGCCAATCGCTATACACAAACCAGACAAATGCTGGCTGAGGCAATTGAACTTGATCCATCCGTTGGTCATGACATTGACCTGTCCACGGCAATTCGTGATGCGGTTACCGGCATTGGGGCACCAACAACCTGGTTAACATCCCCTGAAGAAGCGGAAGAAGCTAAACAGTTAGCAGAGGCACAGGCACTTGCGATGCAAGCAATGGAATCTGGATCACAGGGGCAGTAACATGGCATTAGATGAAGAAATCAGTAACTGGTTTAATCGTAATTTAAGTGGATTATCTGGATGGGTGGTCATCATTGCTGTTATCATCAGTTCTTACATAGTCACAACCTCACAGGGTGTTGCTGAACATGAAGTAGGTGAGCATGTAAGGGTGGAAGTGGGAGCACATCCAACTCTTGAAACCAGGCTCAGTTATATTGAATCGGAGCAGAAGGTTATTAAGAATGATATAGCCCATATTAAAACTACTGTCGATGCATTGAATGACAATACCGTTAGCAACAAAGGTGTTCTCGATGCTATTCTAGTAGAGGTCCAAAAAGAGTAATGGCTGAACCAGTCTGTTTTAAGGTACCGAAACTGAGCAAGGATGAAGTATTAGCCCTCCAAGCAGTGTGGGATGGCAACGCTGATCCTTTTCAACAACGCTTGGCATTGGGTGTCATCTGTAATAAATTCTCCAGACCAAATGATTTGTTGTACGTGCCTGGTGAACCCGATCAAACAACCTTTTTAAATGGACGTGCATTCACAGGGATGCAGGTGCTTAAAATCCTCAACATAAATGTTGGGCAACTTCAAGACGACGGAGATACGCATGAGTGAACAAAACGCAGAACCTACCTGGATTGACAGTCAACCGGATGATTGGCGTGAACAGCTTTCCACCAATGACGGTAATGTTGATGACGCTCGACTTGATCATCTTCAAACGGTTGATAACTTACCGGCACTGGTCAATAGTTATTTTGAGAACCAGGACAACACAACCCCTTGGCTTGAACGTCAACCGGATGATTGGCGTGAAATGCTTGCTACTAAAGACGACAAGGTGGATGACGCTCGACTCAATCATTTGAAGCGGGTTGTTGGTCTACCGGCCTTGGTTGATAATTACTTTGAGGCCCAGGACAAGATTCGCACAGGGGAAATTGCGGCAGCGAAAACGCCTGATGAACACTCTACCGATGAAGAGTGGGCAACCTACCGAAATGAGCACAATATCCCTGCCACGCCTGAAGAATACGAAATCACGTTGGATGAAGGGCTGGTGCTTGGTGATGAGGACAAAGAGATACTGGATAGCGTGTATCCGATTGCTCACGCACTCAATCTACCATCAGAGCATGTGTCCAAATTGGCAAATGGCCTGATCGACGCGCAGCAACAGCAATTTCATCGGATGGAAATCCAGCAGGAGAAATATAGGAGTGAGGCGCTTGCTCAGATTAAAGCGGCCTGGAAGGGTGACACCGAAGTCAATATGAATTTGCTCAAGAATACTATTCTTGGATCACTACCGGAATCCGTGCGTGAAGAGTTTGAACATGCAACGATGGCTGACGGGCGCAAGGTATTTAATTCGCCAGAAATGCTAATCGCAATGGCTGACTGGGCGCGGAAACTCAACCCCAGTGCAACGGTAGTGCCGAACAACGCCAACCCAATGCAGGCCATTGAGACTGAGATTGAAGCGTTTGAGAAGCAAATGGCAGAGGATTCTGTTGCTTGGCATAAGGACACAGGCTCTCAGGAACGATATATGCAATTGATCACCGCACGTGACAATTTGAGAAATGTAGCGTAATATCGAAAATACACCAATTGTGTAGACCCTTGATGTCTGCAAAAGTGACCCCCAATTCGTTGGGCCAACTCATATAAAGCGACGGATGGCTAACTCGACCAAGATGGTACTTTTAATCTTAATCGAACTAATTGGAGGATACTGATCATGGCTGACACAGCATATCAAACAATGTATCGCCAGGAATTTATTGCCGGTTTTGAGAAGCGTCAGTCGCTAGTGCGTAGAACGACTATCACTGAAGCTGAGATAAACGGCAACACCGCAACCTTTTTGGTTGCAGACTCTGGTGGTGCAACAGCAGTCACTCGTGGTGTGAATGGTGACATTCCGACACGACCTGACAATTTAAATCAACCCGCCGCTACTTTACAAGAGTGGCATGATGTTCCCGAACGAACGAACTTCAATCTCTTTGCATCGCAAGGTGATGGTCGTCGGATCATGCAGGAAACGTCAATGGCAGTTATTAATCGTAAGATTGATGCCGATATCCGAACCGCATTATCTGCGGCAACAGTTACCTGGGGGGCAGCAGCAGTTGCCACATTAACCCTGGTAACGAAGGCAAAGACAAAACTTGGTAATGCATTTGCTCTTGGTGATGCACCGGTTTTTGCTTTGATCACCCCTGCGTTTCATGGTTACTTGATGGGGTTGAACCAGTTCACATCTGCCGACTACATCAATCTCAAGCCTTTTGAGGGTGTGTCTCAGTCACAGGCTTTTAACTGGTTTGGTGTCAACTGGATTGTTGATGCTGATATCACGGGTGCTGGTACCGCGAATGCATCATGTTTGATGTATTCACAAAACGCCATTGGTCACGCGATGGATTCCGAACGGCTTCAGACGTTTGTTGGCTACGATCAAAAGAATGACAAGTCGTGGGCCAGGTGTTCGACGTATATGGGGTCTAAACTTTTGCAAAACGCTGGAGTGGTAGAAATGCCGCACAACGATTCTGCATTGTCATAAGGGAGGTAACATCTAATGACATACGCAACAAGTAACCCCCCTCGATGTGTTGCCCAAAGCGTTGGCGCTAATGGCGGTGATCTGTGGGTATACAAAGATGGCGATAGCCTGGATGACGTTTCCGATGTGAATTACATTTCAAATGCCGCAGATATTGGTCTGAAGGCAGGTGATGTTGTTTTTCATGTTGATGAGACAGATTCAGTAACCAATACACTGACAGCCGTTGCCCATCGTACCAGTGGTACAGCTAGTGGCGCATTGTGTAGTGCAATTGAGCCAATCACTGAAACCTCTATCGTACTGCAAAGTGCGGGAACAGGTACTTTCTTGGTCAATGATATTGTCACCTTTGACAACGATCCCGATACCGAATATCGAATCACCACAGGTGATGCTGATATCTCTAATGGCGGCACTCTGGTGATTACGCCAGGACTGGTCGTTGCCACTGCTGTTGGTACTGGTATCAAGGTCAAGTCTGGTGTAGTTAATCTATCGACCGGCAAGAGTGGTCGTAAGGTTCATGCATCAAGTCCGGCTGCATACGATATTTTACCGTCTGAGTCAGGTGATCTGTTCTTGTTTGATTCGGCAGCGGGTCAATCATTTACTCTACCTGTCGGTGTGATAGGTATGAAGTATGAGTTCATGACCACCGTTGATCTGACATCGAACGCCTATGCAGTATTGTGTAATACTGACACGGCTGGTGATTTCCTTGTCGGTGCAGTCCAGGGTGCAATTGAGGGCGCAGCAACTGATGAAACACACATGGCGAATGGTTCTACTCACCTGGGTATTTCTTCCAACAAAACCACAACCGGTGGTTTGATCGGGAGTCATTACACCATTGAGTGTATCGCAGCCAATTTGTGGTCCATCAAAGGTGTCGTATCTTGTACGGCAACTCCCGCAACACCGTTTACCACGTAAGAAGGTGAGCGGATTAACCAAAGATGTGCCCTTCGGGGCACATCTATTTATATAAGGAACCGAAAATGGGTGATCCACAAATAGCATCAGAAATTAAAATTGACCCTCTCAGGCCGCAAGACCTTGAGTTTGGCATTCATGCCTATCAGCAATTTAGCTGTAGGGTGAAGGATGACATCACACCGGAGGATTTGCTGGATAAGAATTTCTGGTCGTTTGTTATACCCAAAATAAAGTTAGGTGCAGAGATTAGAGTGATCCCCAATAATTTTGCATGGAGAGCGCAGTTACTGGTGACATTCACAGATGGCACCAATGTACGTCTTAAAATGATTTCACTCGTTGAGTTGGATGACGTAAGACCTACTCTGATGAAGGCCGTGGCAAATGAATTTGACCTGGTGATGCGTGGTCAACAGAAGTGGTGTGTGCAACGCAAGGCCGATGGCGAGTTTATTAAAGAATTGATTCCAACCAAACAAGAGGCTGTCGTGTGGTTGGATAAGTATATGCTGGCTCTTGATGGTGACAAAGATGCAGAGGATTATTTAACAAACCTGGACTACTAAATCATGGCGGTTACCAAACTCAGTCTGTATAACGACGCACTGCTGCTAGTTGGTGATCGTGCATTATCCAGTGACAGCGAAGACGTTCCTGTTCGATATGACCTAGACCGCGCATATGACGATGCTGCGGCAGCAGATTATTGCCTTGAACTGGTTAAACCTAAGTTCTCGTTACTGGTGGGTAGACTCTCACCTGGTGCATCGGCAACCAACCACCTGTTGGCTCAAACATATGACTTCCCTTCTGATTATATTGCTTTTGTCGAAGCGTATGACAGTGGTGAGTTAGATGAAAAAATCAATCGATACATTATTGAAGATCGAACACTGTACTGCGATGTGGGCACCAATATTTGGGTACGGTATGTCACCGATGGCATTGCACTAGCTAATTGGACTCCCACGTTCGCCAATGTGGTTGCAGCATATCTTGCCAAGAGTATTGCCCCGCGAATCGCTCCACAAAAACTCATAGCACTGGAGGAATTGTTTCTCACCCGTGTTCAGGTGTCTGTCAGTCTTGAAGGCGCTAAGGAATCAACCCCACGACCACCATCCTCGACGGTAACGCTAACCGCCGACTATCAAAATGTGTATAACGGTGCGCTCAATTTGTTGGGCAAGCCACACATCATTAGCACCAATGATGATTCGGAAATACGAGTAGCATTGGATTCGGTTATTGATAGTGGTGCGATCAACTATTTATATGAATTAGCCAAGCCCAAGTTCGCACTTGAAAGCGTTAAACTGACATCATCAGCCGCTAGTGATGAGCATGACTTGGATAATGTATTTACTCTTCCAGCAGATTATTTGGCAATCTGTGAACTTCATGCCGACCCTCTGCTGGATGAACCAATCAACCGATACATCATCGAAGGCCGCACCCTGGCTTGTAATTATTCAACTATTTATTTGCGTTATGTGTCGAGCGATCTGACCACAAGTGATTGGACCCCTGCTTTTAGGCAAGTGTTATCCGCATATCTTGCTGATCAACTGAGGAATCGGTTTGTTGAAGACAAGGATATGAGGGCAGATATTCATACTGAGTATGAAGTCCGATTGAAAACTATTACGGCGAGAGAGGGTTACAAAGAACCGGACAAACGCGCTACCAGGTCAACCGCCACGCTTAGTAATACCTGGCGCAAGGTTTATAACAAAGCATTCTTTATTTTGGGCCTGGATGAGATCGTGTCTAACGATGACGATTCAATACGTCGGGCCAAAGCAGATGTGGTTATTGGTATGGGGCTGGTAAATACGGTCTTGGAGGATGTCGGTTGGACATTCGGAGTGTCAAGTTCTGAACTAACATATGACCCGTCATTGGAACCTGACTGGGGGCACAACAGGGTGTTTGCCAAACCTACTGATATGCACCGACTTGATGGGATTTTTTCAGATTCGTTTTTTCGTTCACCATTGAAAGACTACGAGGATGAAGGGGATTATTGGTACTGTGGACTCGACACAATTTACGTCAAGTACATTAAGACATCATTTTTAACCGATCCCGATCTTTGGCCTCAGTATTTCTCTAATCTGATTGCTGCACATTTAGCATTTGATATTGGGTCAAGTCTCAAAGGTGACATGGAAAACGCGAGAGAGAGGTTGGATCGATATCAAAGCGAAGCTATGTCAACAGATGCAATGAGTGGTCCACCTCAATTGATTAAGGAAGGTGGTTGGGCACGATCACGACGATCAGGGCACCGTCGTGCCGGTTCTTATGATGGAAGACCATGAGTGTACAAATTCGACAATACACCAACAAGTTCAATCGGGGTGAAATAGACGCACTCGCGCTTGCCCGTGACGATATCGTAAAAACAAATAATGCTGCCGCATTGATGACCAACTTCATGCCAGTGAGACTGGGGCCAGTGATGTTTCGGCCTGGGATGGAATACATTGGGGCAGTTGCTGATGCGACAGACTCTTACACGATCCCTTTCGTCGCATCAACTACTGATACTGCCCTGCTAGAATTTACTGATAATCTGCTGCGTGTTTGGGTATCTGATACGCTGCTCACAGCGACAACCCGTAATACCACAATTGCTAATGGGACGTTCGATAGTGATGTCACTAGCTGGACTGATGCAGATGAGGCAGGTGCGACAAGTGCTTGGTTGACAGGCGGGTACCTGGCACTGACTGGTACCGGCAGCGCATCAGCCGTTAGATGGCAGACAACGACAGCATGGGATACCGCAGCAGAGCATCGATTACGGATCGTGATTAAAGATGCCCCCGTTTTAGTTGAGATTGGTACAGGTGGTGCGGCTCATGAGAAGGATTATTTTTCAGGCATACTTGAGCCAGGTACACATTCACTGGTCTTCACGCCATCTGCCGATATAGATATTACTTTTAGCAATTCCACTAAGCAACGCGCACTGGTTGACAGTGTGGCTCTTGAGACAACAGGCACATTTACGTTACCAACATCTATTGCTGAAGCTAATCTACCAACAATTCGTTACGCACAATCTGCTGATGTGATTTTTGTTGCATACATGGGTGGTCAGCAATTCAAGATTGAACGACGTAGTACGGGGTCATGGTCAATTGTCGATTTCAAACCAACAGATGGCCCGTTTGGATTCATTAACAATACCGATGTGACAATGACCCCAGGTGCTTTGTCAGGAACAACAACGCTGACCGCTAGTAAAGCATTTTTCAATTCAAATGATGTAGGGTCAATTTTCAAATTAATATCACAAGGACAAGAGGTCACAGCGTCATTGACTGCCCAAGATACTGGCACAGGGTCCATCCGTGTGACTGGTGTTGAGGCATCACGAATATTTCTAATCACCGTTACTGGGATTTCTGATTCGACAATCACTCTGCAGCGATCAACCGATGATAGTAACTGGACTGATGTTGAGGCATATACTACTGCCCAAAGTAAGAATTATGATGACGGATTTGATAACTCTGTTCTCTATTACAGGCTACATATTAAGACGGGTGATTACGGCACTGATACAGTTGTTGCGTCACTGGAATATGAGGGTGGATCAATTGAAGGAATTGGTCTTGTTACCGCATATACATCAACGACAGTAGTAACGATTAATACGGTTGTTGATTTTGGTCGAACAGATGCCACTCGTAATTGGTATGAGGGTGAATGGTTTACAGATTCAGATGGAACCAGTCAATACCCGACAGCCGTTGCTTTGTATGAGGGCAGATTGTGGTGGGGTGGTCGCACCAAGGCATGGGGGTCTGTATCGGATGCGTTTTCCTTATATGATGATGGTATTGAAGGAGACTCTGCTGCGATATCCAAGACCATTGGATTTGGCCCAGTTGATAATGTGGAATGGTTACTACCAGTAAGCCGCTTGATCATGGGCATTGCGTCTGATGAATTATCAATTCGGTCTAACAGTTTTGGCGATGTGTTGACCCCCAGTAATGCCAATATCAAAACTGGGTCCAGCCAGGGTGCAGCCGGTATTGCACCAGTTCAGATAAACAGTCGCGGATATTTTGTTCAGCGGTCATTACAGAAGTTGTATGAGCTAGAATACGACTTCAACCAGGATATTCATGACCCATTGGACATGACCACATTGAACCCAAGTATTCTAACCGCCGGAGTTAAGCGACTGGCTGTTACGATGCAACCAGAGATTCGCATTTATGTCGTATTGGATGACGGTACTGCACGGGTGTTGCTGCTCGATAAGGCAGAAGAAATAACCGCCTGGAGTCGAATAGAAACTGCGGGGTCTGATACGATCACAGATGTCTGCGTATTACCATCAACTGGTGAGGACCGTGTATATTTTACAGTGCTCCGTAATGGTGGGCACTACTTGGAAAAACTGGCATTGTTTAGTGAAGCCGTAGGGGGGTCAATATCCAAGCATACTGATTCGTTTAAAACATACACATCGCCTGGTACTGATGTTCTCACGGGTTTGAATCATATCGAAGGTGAAACAGTCCACGTATGGGCCGATGGTGCGTATGAGGGCACCTACACCGTATCAAGTAATCAGATCACGGTTGGGTCATCTGCATATACTAATATCGTGGTTGGGATGCGATATACAGCAGACTACACTTCAAGTAAATTAGGCAATGGTAAGGTTTCAACATTGATGTACGATAAGCGAGTCGTCAATACTGGGTTTATTTTGAAAGACTATTGGCCCAACTCATTACAGGTAGGCCCAGATTCATCGAACCTAAAAGACTTTCCTGATATTGAAGATGGTAAGGCAGTGGTATTGACATCAACTTTAGCAACTTATGATCAGAAACCTTTTTCGTTTGATGGTGTAATGACCACCGATCCACGGATTGCACTTCAGGCAACAAACCCAGTGACAATATTAGCGATGGCGTATGGTATTGATGAAAGCAATGATCCAAGTGAGAATGAAATGCTGGCGCTAAAACAACTGGATTATTATAGTACACAGGTGAGTGCAAGTGATGAAAATCAGACCAATCAAAGTTGATGACCTGGTTGAGCAATATGGGTTTGGGTTCCCATATTCGGTACGTGGAATTGCGGCTGAACACGAGGGTCGGGTAGTGGGTGTGGCAGGGATAATGTACTGCAAGCCTCCCCAGTGTTTTAGCAAATTGGATGATGAAATACGGAAGTTTCCACGGGCAATCGTTGAGGGAATGCGGAAACTCAGAGAATTACTGAACGAACAGAGTGTTCCAATTTATGCAACACCTGATGAAGAAGAATCGACAGCTAATACATTTTTAGAGCATGTCGGGTTTACGGAGACAATTTGTGAAGGAGTGTGGATATGGCGCAAGCAATCCCCTATTTAATTATTGCCGCCACAGCCGTTAGTGCTGGATCGGCAATTCAGGAAGGTAAGGCAAAAGATCGTATGGCGCGGTTTCAAGCACGTCAACTTGAACGTGAGGGCAAGCGTGAATTCGCTAAAGGCACCAGGGAGCAGCAGGAGATATTGCGCCAAGGCCGCATACTGGAATCTAACACCCGCGCACAGATGGCTGGCAGTGGGGGTGTAACAACTGACCCTGGTGCAACTAATACCATTGGTGAGTTGAATGCTGAAGTTGCGTATAACGGATTAGCAGCAATGTATGATGCAACAAGTAAAGCACAGGGTCGAAGATTTCAGGCCGCAGCTAAACGGGTTGAGGGGCATAATGCGAAGGTTGCCAGTCGTTGGAAAGCACTGAGTACCGCTCTTAGTGGATCGGCTGATGCAGCAGGTGCGTTCTAATGGCAACCATACCTGATCCTACAGACATACCTCGACGTATTCCTGACGGTAGTCAACCGTTCGCTACCATCGGCAATGCTGGTGCTATTGAATCCGCAGTGGGTGATGCCGCTCAAGTGGTAATTCGTGCGGCTGGTGAATTTAAAGAACGTCGTGATATGCATGAAACAGCATCTGCTAAAACCGGATTCATGCTTGACGAATTTGAATTGGTCAACAGCTACGATGAGTCTGAAGAGTACGGGACTATGGTTGAGGACTATGATAAGAAGGCTCGTGCACTCTTGGGTGAACGTGCTGCAAAAATATCCAGTCCACGATTGAAGACCAGGTTTCTGGAAGAACAAGAGTTACGGATTGCACAGGGTAGGGAGACAATCAAGGATAAAGCGTTCGCTGTTGAGACAGATTTTAAACGGGCCGGTATCGTTGAGCAGTTAGAAGGATTGCGTGAAATGGTTATTCAGGGTCAGGGGATTCGGGCAATGCAGCAGGCCAACACCCTGATTGCAACAGGTCAGGATGCCAATTACCTTGGTGAGCAGGAAGGTGTCGAATTATTGCAAAAATTCCGTGAGGACTCTGCTGTTGCCTGGATTGAATCTATTGCACCGGAACAACGACTTGAGGCATTAAATTCGGACCTGGCTGATAACCTGCCCAGTGATGTCCGTGCTAAATTGAAACGTCAAGCCGAGACAGCATCCATAGCGACCAAGGCTGACAACATTGCTCAAGAATATCAGGATCGAAAATACACCCGCGAACAAATGATTGCTGAATCTGACAAAATTAAGGAAGTGAGATTACAGGACGAAGTTAAGCGTCGATATGATAATCGATTATCTGATATGGAGCAGGCCGATACTGAGAAGTCATCGGAATTGCACGGCAAATACTTCCTCCCTGTGCGTCAGGGTGACATAGATGTTGATGAAATCCCACCGGAAGATTTAGAAGCAATGTCGCCCAGTGAACAGAACAACCTGTTCGTTGCCGAAGGGCAATCTAATGGTCGTACACCTATTCGGTCTGACCGCCAGTCAATTGATATTTTATGGCAGTTAATGGAAGGAAGACAATGGCCTGAGTTGCGACGGTTTTTTGTAAAAGGGTTTGATGCTAAAACAGCAAAGAGTGTGCTTGGTATTGATATACCTGACAACCTAGATGGAACACCTGGGGTAATCCCCGCAGCAGCACCATTGTTATCAGATTCTGATTACGATACCTGGTCACAGCGATCTGTTGACGGTGTGATACCAGATGAGTATGAGTCGTTGTTCACTGAACTGAAACTGATTAAAGATGGCCTCATCAACTCAGGTTATAAAGGTGATAATTATACTGCTGCGAATTCAAAACTGTCAGATGAAATGAAAATCTGGAATCAGAGAATACATAAAGGGAGTGGCAAGGCACCTACCGACAAGATGATTGAGTTTAAAATTGATCAGTTGCTAATGAATGTGGTGACTGAGTATGGGTCAGTATGGGATAGCACTGATCGGTTATTTGAAATGTCAGCAGATCAAGTTGATGCCGCAGTGGTTGAAGCCAAGAGAAATGATCCTGAAAAATACAATCGCATCATTAATATAGCGGGAATTGACCCCGCTACCAGACCGGTAGACTTCCTAGAGGCATACCAACGTGCCTCTAAGTGATCAAGAGAAGTTCCTATTAGATATTCCCGAAGACAATCGTTTACGACAGTCGTTATACAGGGCTGCGCGTAAAAACCCCGACCAGTCAGCAAAGATTGTGCAACTGTCAGATAGTCAACAGTTGCCGATGGACACGGTTGAGAGGAACATCCCTGAAGTTGACGCACGGCATCATTATGGAAAACTTGACGCGGCTGAGATCAAGAAGAACAGCCCAACGACTGCCAAATATCTGGAAGACGAAAAGAATGCGGCCGTATCGATTGATGATGTGGACAACCTTCAGGCGCTAGAACAGAACCTGCAACCAGAGCATGGTTTTTGGTCGAATACCGGCCGTGGTGGTATTGCCCGTAGCAGTGAGTTGATAGGTAACTTAATCGAGTTTGGCGGCACAATGGCTGAGGGTCATCGGGCTACTGATCGAGTAGACCCTGGCATTACCATTGGAGAGGATGGGATATCCTGGCACTGGGACTTACCCTCTGATTCACCCAGTGTTCTGTCTAGTGTTGGCGAATTTATATCGGAGGGTGCCGCTGGTCGAACACAATACACCCCGCGATTTACCTGGGAGAATCTGAAAGGCGATGTCACCCCGACCAACCTGGCAGGCTACATTATCGAGCAGGGGGTCAAATCGTTACCGGATATGGCAGCAACAATCGCCACGCTACCGGCCTATATCGCATCACGCACAGAAGAGATTGCTGAAACCAGGGCACAGAATGATCAGCGCGATGTGGATAGTGATGATCTCAAGCGATCCATCGTGACAGCCACTGTGGTGTCCCTGCTTGAACGTGTGGGTGCCAAGGGTGTATTTGATATGGGCTTGGCTGAAACCGCCAAGGATGTCGGTATTGCGGCTGGTGAGGCGTTTGTCAAAGAGGGTGTGACTGAGTTCGTTCAGGAGGGTATTGAGTATTACGGTGAGACAGTAGGCACCAAGGTTAAAGTCGATCATGCTGATGCCCTGGATCGGGCGTTTGCTGGACTGGTAGCCGGTGCGCCAATGGGTGGTGGTATCCGTGGAACGACCGCAACCGTCCAGGCAGTCGCAAGTCGCATGGAAAAGAACGCCACCCGTACAGCCAGGTCGATGAATGAACAGCTTCAGTTGGAGGAATTCATTAGTTTGGCCCAATCGAGCAAGACCCGTGAACGCGCCCAGGATCGATTTAAGGCGTTTTTGAGTGCGGCAGGCAATGATAAGGCCATTCATGTCCCTGGCGCTGAGATCAACAATCTGATCGAGCAGGGGGTGGAATTACCGCAATACTTACTCGATCAGGAAATTGACCCTGATATGGATGTCGAAATACCCGTAGATGTGTTCGGCAGTGAAATCGCCCCAAATGAAGAATTGATGAATCAACTGCGACCACACATCCGGTTGGGTGGTGATACCCTGTCCAGTGCTGAGTTGTTGGAAGGCACCGATACGTCGATCAAGGCACTGATGGACAAGGCCGATAAACTGACCGATCTGAAGACTGAAACCGATGCCATCTACGAGAATGTGAAGGATCAGATCGTGCACACCGGCAGACAGGGTGAGCAGACCGCCAAATGGTCAGCCATGTTGATACCGGCATTCGTTACGGTCAAGGCCGAAGAACTGGGTATCAGTCCGACTGAGGTTTACGAAAAGATGGGCTTTACAGTTGTTGGCCCGTCAAAGATTCCAGCACCACCGGATAGTCAAACCTTGTCTCAGGAAACCCCCGACCTGGTAACACCTCAGAAATATATGTTGAATGACGCACCGGAAATATTAACGGAGGATATTGACCTGGAAGCCTCTGGTCTTGATGAGTTTATTTCCGATAAGGAAAATGAGGGGGGAATTAGGAAAATAAAGTTGCTAGAAACACGAGGTAGAAATCAACATGGGAACCCAGTAGGGACGGTGTTAATTATTCCAGAAGACGGGACAACTATGAAAGCAGAGGTGACATTCAATGAATCACCCATATTATCCCAGGAAGAAGTCACCGAAGAGATCACAGATGAGGACGGTAGTGTATATGAGGTCACCATTAAGAAGCGCCACTTGGACAAAAAAATCGCTGTCATTGAGAAATTGAAGGAGTGTATTGCAGCATGACCAGCATAGCCGAAGCACGACGCAAAGGGTTTGGTGTGAAGTTGGTTAAACCAGCACCAGTGCCTGAACCTGTCGTTGTCAATGTGACTGTTGATCTGCCTGAAATGCAAACCCAGGGTGTCGAGATCACGCAGAACCAGGAAGTCGCTCAGGCAGTCATTGCTGCTGCCAATAAGATACCGGCTCGTGCGGTTGTAGACAGTTGTGATTTAGAGCACGAGTGGGTGAGAGGAATGCAACGATAAGAGCAATAGTGGAACAAATTAATGGGCAACATTGACGATTGTGTTAGAAAATTCGGCAAAGCATTGTCACCTAACGACGTGGAAGCAATCCGCGCATTGGGTGGTGATGTTGCTGCGGCCCAACAGTATATAGATCAACTAACCGCAGAACGCGACGGGTATTTCCCACCGGAACAATCGTTAGCCCAGGATGGTCAGCGCAAGGTTGGTATTAAAGCTGATATTGGTAGGTTGTCGTCATTGCTTGGTCCTCAACTGTATGGAAGGCTGGAAGATATTGGACTGGTGACCGTTAAGGAATTATTCCAAAACGCATTCGATGGAGTCAAAGACATACCGACTATGGGGGTACGGGGCGCAATTGAAATCTTTAGACGCGATGATGTCATTACAGTAAAAGATAATGGTATTGGCATGACACCCGATACTGTTGAGAACGCATTTCTTACGGTGGCAGGTACACAGAAATCCAGTGACAGAGCGTCTGGTGGGTTCGGTATTGCTAAAATGTTATTTTTATTCGGCAATCGTGAAATCTCTTTGGAAACCGTTCACGATGGGGTGCGTACTAGGCTCAATAGTACGGGCGCAGAGATCATGGAAGCTGCATCAGGTGAGGGCACCCAGTTAGACTTGCAAATTGATAACGTCAGTCTGCCCAATGGCACCACGATCAGTGTC